TCTATCTTGACTAGGATCAACCTGTAATCCGCAGATTAAATAATCGCATTGTTCTTTTGCTTCACGCAACATTTGAACATGTCCCGCATGACACAGGTCAAATGTACTACAGGTAAATCCTACTTTCATTTATGGTTCCTCTTACCATCAAACACGCATATAAATTTTAAACCAAAATCAGTATTATTATGCACTTTGTGAAATACATTGTCTTGGATTAGTACAGTGTCGCCGGCCGTGACCTCGAATATTTTATGATCAAGTTCCATCTGTCCACTGCCGCTTACAAACATATATACTTCTTCTTGTCCTGCATGACGATGTCCAGTTGTGCTTTTTTTAGCTGCTAATAGTGTACTACTTACAACTAAATTGTTTAGTTCTGTATTATCTTTTACAATGTAACGAGCATCGTCTTTAACAACAACACCGTCAATGTTCCAGTTTTCATATTTCATTCATTATCTCCGCTAGGTCCTGTAACTTCTCAATAACTTCTTCAATAGTATTTAGGTCTTGCTCGCTCTCAGTGTCAATTTCTATCTCTAGTTTAATCTTCATTTAAATCTCCGATCAATCCACTTCTTTCCAATGTACATTATGCTTACTAAAACAAGTATTCCTACTACTATACCTGCTTCAAGTGCTATGTTGCCTGTACTGGAGTCTACTTCTATGCCGTCTGTGGTTACTGCTATACGACAGTTATCGCATTGTGTATTAGATTCTGCTACTCCAGATCCCCAATACATATTACTCTCCAAAGTCAAACAAACTAGTAAATGTGTTGTGTCGCTTAGTATCTTCTAACGGATAGTCTAGTACTCCGATTAAGTTATCTAACTTATTATCAATAATAGTTTCTGCCATTGCTGTATCATCAAATGGTAGTTCTTTGAACCACTCTGGCAATCTCTGCAAATCTGTCGGATACGCAACACTTGTATATCCTAGCGGATTGGGTTTTAATTTACAAACAATAACTTTCATGCCGTCAACAACTTCTTCGCTGTACTTGTCTCCGTTCATACGCTTTAGCGTATTCCAGTTAATACTTGCTCGAACGTGTCCTGGCATGTTAGCTTTGCCTTGCTTTTCTTCTAGTCGGCGGTAGTGCCCAACCTTGTTTGCACGTTTGGGACTACCTTTCTCCCAACCTGGACGATCGTGAAATTGTTGACGGAACTCTGTAATACGCTCAAGTACATCTTCACGCGGCTTATCAGTAAGCACCATAAGTAATAGCTCACTTAGAAACTCTTGCATAAACACAGGAGTATCACTTCTACGCAAGTCTAATCCCATAGCTTTTACTTTGCCGGCTTTGCCGTCAACATCTGTTCTAAAACCTTCAATATCAACAACCAGTGCAGCATAACGTTTTTTAGTAATAAACAACCCACTTTGTGCAACAATTTCTCTAGCTGCCGCAATAACGTCTGATCTACTCTTTGGACAATGGAATGACTTCTGCATCATATCTGGAAATGTTATATTAGCAGATTCACATACTTGGTCGTAAAGTGAAATAACATTTTCTTTACTCCATGGAATTTTTCCTGCTTCGACTTCTGTTTTTAACGCAGGCCAAGCACTAAAGTAACAACTGTCAGTATCACCATATATCATTGCTTCGCCGACATGATCATACACGCCTGTAATAGTTTTATTAACTTCGGCACTCATGTGCTTAACAATAGTACGACCTGTAAGTGTTGTACTTTGTCCGATACGCTTGTCAAAGAATCTACAACCTGGATTAAGAATAGCACCATACAAACTGTTAAGCAAAATTTTCTTAACTAGCTGTCGCTTGTCCCAATACTCGATCTCTGCTTCGTTTCCTGCATCCTTTGCTTTCTTTAGCTTCTTTTGCAATTCCTTGCGCTCGGCATACCACCGCTTTAGTAGCCCTGGAATAACACCTTCAAATTCTGTAGTAAAGATAGTACCATTTGCACTAAGCATCCAAGGTTGATTGCTGTCAAAAATTACTTTATGGATTTCAGCACCACTTAGCACATCACTCCGACCGTCTTCCCATTCAATAGTAAGTGAAGCATCTTTGCGCTTTTCCATAACAGCATCGTACTCTTCAGTGGCAAAGCGACCTTCCCAACTACCTGCAAAGCTCTTCTTCTTTAAGAACATGTCTTCGTGTACACGGGCATCACTAATGTCTGGACGGATTTGTCCTATAACAGTCTCTGGAGCCATATTCAATGCACGAATTACTGATGGATATAGTGAGTTCAAATCCATTGATCCGATCCACTTGTGTAATCCCTTTTTAGGAAATGCAACATATGCACCTGCAGCTTGAGTATTTTCTTCGTCGTCTCTATTTTTACGATTTTGTACTTGCAATCCACGATTATGTGCTTCGTTAACAATACCTTGCTCAGTAACAGCAACAGCGCCCATAGTAGTCTGAATAAGAACTGTATTTTCATGCGCAATGGTATTTGATAGATCAATAAAGCGAAGTTTTTTGTCTAACTTGTCAAGTAGTGCAGTATCCTGAATGTTATATTCAATAAACTTGCGGAAGTCATTGTTGTAAAGTGCATCAAGTGTTCCTTCATACGGAACTTTGTTTTCGCCTACTTCGATCTCGCCAATAGCATCCAGGCGATATGTGTGACGCTCTTCGTATGTGTACTTACGATACAAGTTCAAACTATCCAAGTGTACACGACCAACTAAATCAAATGTTTCACTTTCTTTGCCAAACTTTTCGTACATACGCTTCTTAGGAAGTTGTCCCCACAAGCAAAATCTACGGGTATCATCTTTACTCAATACACGAGCAGTTCTGTTTACAGTGTACGGAATATCATATCCTTCACTGTTCCATCCACTTAGAATGTCACTGTCTTCAATCAGTGTTAAGAAAGTGTCAATCATGTCACCTTCTTTTTCAAACAACATTACATTGTCAATGCCTTCGAGCTCTTTCTTTGCTTCGTCTATAGTAAGTGTCTTAGGCGGCACTGCTAGACAAACCATTGTTTCGAGCCACTGCAAATATACCGAGATACTTGTAATAGGCATAAACGGATCACTAGGATCAGCAAAGCCTCGCTCTGGATCGAAGTCAGTTTCAATATCGAAAAACGCAATGTTTAATTTAGGAGCATCTTGATTGAGATAGTTTTCACTTAGGCACTGAAAGATTGGATTAATGTCACTTTCAAATAAAGTTTTATCTCTATTAATAGCAACTTCTTTACGGAAGTCTTTTGTACTTTTACATACAATACGACTTAGTGGATCGCCATACACACTTTTGTACTTGCCTTGCTGGTCCTTATAATAAAATGTATATTTGGATTGATATTCACGGTAAATTCTCTTTCCGTCTTTGCGTTCAACTGTTCGAATAATATCGGCGTTTCTGTCAAAGAATGCGTCTACATAGCTCATTTATTCTCCTTGTTGCTTATGGCCAACTAACCGTATACCTGTTCGTAAAGTGAACGACTCTGTGTGTTATATATTATAGCACGAATAGTTGTATTAGAGCAAGACAATTCATTACTACAAACCAACTGCATAATACAATAACAAACGCTGCTTGTCTAATAACAGCACTAACTACACCTAATAAACTTCCTACCAAATACATAGGAACAAATATCTTAGTAGCAGGATCTAAGATAGTAAATGTTAGAACAGCACTTGCACCGATTAGCAACATTGCTTCTATCATTTCACAGTAGAACGCTACAGGACTAGTCCTATAACTGTTTTTAAAAAACTCTGCAATTTTACTAATCACTATTTGTCAATACCTACTGTTGCAACTAGGGTTTCAAGATCGTCATATGCATCTGCATGCTTATCCCAATCACGCTTTAGACCAATTTTAATTGCTTTGTTAATCAAACTTGCTTTGATGTCAAGTTCTTCTGCGACAGCTTTAACGGTGTCTTTGAGACCACCCTGCAAGTCTTCAATCTCTTGCATTACTGTTACGCCTTCTTGAACTAGTCGCTCAAGTTTTGCTTTTTCTTCTGCACCATAGGTACGATCACTCATAGTCTTCTCCTTGTAATTTAAGTATATTATATATTATTTTTAGTTAGATGTCAAGTATTATCATAAGTTTTTATAATACTCGTTTGTTTTCACACAGTTAGGAATATAATTATTAACTGCTTCGCTTACTTTTTTATAATCTTGTTTCGATATGTTATAAAGATTATAGTCTTGTAACTCTTGTCTTGCTAGTTTAGGATCTAATATATTCATACCGATTGCTATTTGATACCATAAAACATTTCCTATGTCACAATAGTTATTACCTTTGTTACCTATATAATCAACTGCTCTAGGCATTCTATGTTTCCATATATTCATTAATGTTGTTAATCTTTTTGACCATCTATCTGGGTTAGATGACTCTTTCCAAAACTCTGTGTCATTCCTAGGTGTTATATAATGAAAAACGACAAAATCTCTTATAGAATCCCACATCTCTCCCATTTCGTCATTATATTGTTCATGTAATAATTCACAGTTAAATGGCATATCTTTCTTAAAGTAGTTTTCTATAAAGTGCGTAACTTGTATCATTGTAGCATGTATAGAAGTTGCTTCTAATGGTTCTACAAAAGCACTTGAAAGACCAGTCGATAATACATTTTTACACCAAAGTTTACTCAATCTACCTGATTTGAATTTAATTTGTGCTTGTACATCTATTTTTCGATTCAATTTTTTAGATATTTCGTCGTGTGCTTTATCAAAATCTGTAAATTGATCACTAAACACATAACCGCAGCCCATTCTTTTTTGGGTAGGTATTTCCCAACACCATCCATATTTTTGAGCCCAAGCATGAGTGTAAGTTTTAATTTCTTCATTTTCATCTAATTCATAATTAAAATTTAAAGCACTATTAACTAACAGATCATCTTGGTAAGATATCCAGTCATTTTTTTCAACTTTATCAATTAGTACCCTAGCAAAGCCGGTACAATCTATAAACAGATCTCCTCTAATTGTACCACCGCTTTTTGTTTTTAAACTTTTGACAAGTCCGTTTTCGTCTTGTTTAAAGTCTACAACTTCGTCTTCAATATACTTACAATTGCGAACAGCAATGGCCTTTTCTTTTAAATACTGGCCCGCTTTGTAAGTATCTAAATGATAAGCTAAAGGTAGGTAGTTAGGGTTTTCATATACATTGTTATTTTTTTCATAGTGTAATCTATTTTCGTCCATTAAACGAGACTGAAAAGTTTTGCTGTAATCTTTATTATCAGCTACGTGATATATTCTATAATTATCATAATCTTCATGCGGAAATTTATATTGATTTGAATAAGTATCACCAATAGGGGAGTAAAAAGATTTGCCTATTGTATGCCAGTCAGTATGCTTAATACCTAATTTAAATGTTGACTCTGTTTCTTTTAAAAACTCTTTTTCATTTAACCCTGTAATATTATTAGGTAAATTAATTAAATTATTAAATTGACCAGTTGTACTTTCACCAACTCCTATTATAGGAATCTCTTTTGTAGCAACTACTGTAATTTTTGTGTCTTTAGGAGTCTTGTTTAAAAATTGATGAGCTGTTGCCCAACCAGCTGTTCCGCCACCAACAATTACAATTTTTTGTATTCTCATATCTACTCCGCATTAAGTTGTAAGGTTAATACTATTATAGCGTACATCGTGAAAAAAGTCAAGTAAAAACTTGACTTTTTTAATTTATCTGTGCCAAAGCTGTTAGTCGACTTTATGGCAGCTATTGCCTTTGCCTCTACGGTAACCTTTCCAACATGCTTTGCCGTGACTACCTTTTTTCTTTTCGTAGTCTTCACCTAGTGTTTTCCAACTAGGATTGCCACATTCGCTACAATTTATTTCATTCTTTTTTTTAGAGAGTTCTGTACACGATCTGTTAATGATTCTGTATAGTTTTCTTCAGTAACTGTCTTCGTTCTGTTCATCACGTTCTTTGTTGTCTTAGATTCTGCAAATTTCATGTCATAGTCCATAGCGTGATATACACTTGATATATCATCTGCTGCTGTAGTAATCTTAGCTTGCTTCCAACCTTCGATGCCTTCTGCTTCGGATACACTCTTTAACATGTCATGCAATTTGATAGCGTACTTTGCTAGTTTGTATAGATCAGCACGAGCCATTTGTACTTCGTGATCTCTTTCGGCTATTGCAGCTAAATCACCTAAACCTTCTTTAACTTGTTTTGTCATTTGTTTCTCCGGAATACTTTATTAATAGTATTTATCTTTTGACAGTGCCACCGCCCATTAAATTGTTGCCCAATTCAAGTGCGTTCTTAGCAGTGCCGTCTTTGTTTTTCTTTTGCGGAGCAATAGGTACACCATTCTTTCGTTTAATTTTAGCATTAGCACTTGGAGGATTTGCAACAGTTGCAATGCTGCCTGCACTTGTAGCACCTGCTGTTGCTGATTCGCCCATGCCTGAATCTTTTCTAGCCTGTGCAAGTTGTGGTCTTAATTTAGCCAACTCTGCTTTTACTTGAGGAACCTTAGGATGATTAGGATTGTTTCTAATTAGTTCTTCAAAGTCTTTAATTGCTTTTGCAACAACAGCATACGACCCTTTAACTCCAGTTTTTATTACATTACCAAGATCTTCATCTTCGTTCATTTTGTTCTTATTATAGCAATCACAATGTTTACAATCAGGTCCGCACTTACATTCTGTTACAGGCTGACCGCAACATGCTTCTGGACACATCTCTACTTTTGCTTCTGTTATTTCAAAAATTTTCATTTGTTTTTTCCTCTTCGCATATTTAGTTGCCAACGAGCCATACGCCCTTTTTCACCACCTGACTTAGCTGCTTTTTCAAGTTGTGCTATTGTAGCGTTTTTTGGAATACCTACACGCTGTGATAATCCTTTACGACCTGGTTTCTTACCGTCTGCAAAGTTTTCTTCTAAATCTGGATTATCTAATGCTTCAGTTGTTAATACGTCTTTAGCAGTTTTTTCAGCATCTGCGCCTTGTGGATGTTTAGGATTAATGCTAACTACATTGCCATTCATTAGTTCTGATACATTAGCACTACGACCTACTTTATCTAATACTTGATGCAGTTTGTCTTGTGGATCGTAACCGTCTGTCTCGTAACCTTTTTTGCCACGCACTTCTATACGCTTCTTTGTTTTAGTATCCATGATGTGTAATACATCAATTTCTTCGTCACGCTCTAATTTTAATTGGTAGCCTTCAGTAAGACCAAGATTAAACAATACGTTAGTTGACTTGCCTTTAACT